GTTCTCCCCGTATCGCTATCATCACGCCAGAAACTCAAGCCGTTCGCTGGCGAGATGACGGCGTGGCCCCTACCGCCTCGGTTGGGATGCCCCTTGCTGCTGGTGTCACTTTGCAATACGATGGCGACTTGACTCAGATCAAGTTCATTGAGCAAAGTGCCAGCGCGAAACTGAACATTACTTACTACTCTTAAGAGGTCATCATGCAAATCTCTAATGACACTGCGGCGCTAAATTACGTCGATTACTTTACCAAACAGTTGCCTATTGATCTTGCCACTATGGCTGCATTGCGCGATGAACTGGCTACCCGCCAAGGCGCTTTGTCTGCGGCGCAGGACGCCGTAGCTGACCGAGCCAAAGCGGCGGAAGAACTTGCTGCTGTTAGGGCAACGGCAGCGGACACGCAAGCTGCTGCCCAACAAGCATTGGACGAGGCCAAAAGTTCTTTAGCTGCGGCTAAAGCCAAAGAAAAAGAAGCAGCCGCACGCGAAAAAGAAGTCAATGCTGATTTGACTTCTCGCCAATCTGAAGTTGCTAAGCGCGAAGCCTCTGCTAACGATAAAGCGGCTGCTTTGGCATTGCAACAAACAGCACTTGACGCCCGCAGCGCGTCCTTGGAGGCACAAGAGGCCGCGCTACAAACTCGCGTTAAAGCCTTCCAAGATAAAGTTGCCGCAATTAGCGCGTAAGGACAAAAATTATGGCCGTCAATCTTTCACTATTTGCTGGGGCTGGCGCGCAGTTTTTTAACAACAGCGGCGTCATTCTTTCTGGTGGTTTTGTATATACGTATGCTGCTGGGACAACAACACCTCAAACAGCGTATACCACCAGTGCGGGAAATGTTGCACACGCCAACCCTATCGTACTGGACTCAGCGGGCCGAGTGCCTTCTGGCGGTGAAATTTGGTTGACCGACGCGGTTGCGTACAAATTTGTCCTACAGACATCAACCGCCGTTTTGATTGCTACATACGACAATGTAACTGGCAATGCAAGCGGAATTTATGCGGCATTTGCTGCGGCTAACGGCGCTACTCTTATTGGGTACACAACACCAACCAGTTCTGTTGTTACGGTTGCCAGTGCTTTGACTTCGCTTTGGACAAACCCAGGCGTAGTTCTATCAAGCAACCGAACATATTACGTAAGAACTGACGGAAGCAACGCAAACACGGGGTTAGTGAATAACGCTGGCGGTGCTTTTTTAACCATTCAAAAAGCTATTGATACGGTATACAACATTAACTTTAATAGTTATGACGTAACAATTCAAGTTGCTGACGGAACATACACTTCTGGCGGCACATTAACCGGCAACCATTTTGGTGGCGGTAATTTATATATTTACGGAAATCTTACAACCTATGCTAGTTGCATAGTTAGCGTATCAAGTGGTGATTGCTTTACCGCACAAAATGGCGCACAAGTAACAATCAAAGGATTTAAATTAATTTCCGCAGCGGGTAATGGACTAGAGGCAAACACAAGTTCTTCTATTAACTCAGGAAATATAGATTTTGGTGTTTGTGCTTTTAACCATGTTGATTGCGGAACGGGCGCGACAGTTAATTTAGCTGCAAATTACAATATTAGCGGAGGCGCAACAGGTCATTTGCATTGCGGCGCTTTTGGTTTAATTACCGTACCTTCAACTAATAGCATAGTTATTTCCGGCACACCGGCGTTTAGTTCTTATTTTATTGGGGTAGCCCAAGGAACGGTAAGTTGGGGTGGGCCGACTATTACGGGTACGGCTACCGGCCCTAAATATTTGGCACATAACGGTGGTCTTATTGTTACGCCACAATCGTTTTCATATAGTTCTATCCCAGGCAGCACCGCAGGGGTTATGAATGTCGCCGGTTATGTTGTTGGTAGCAATACGGAATCAATTAATTTTGCGCCCGATCTTTATGCAGCAAATTCGTTAAAAATACAATCAATTAGCTTTAACACACAAACGTTTAACAATCATTTTGTAACCACAAATGATTTGTTTACGGGAACTGGTAATTTTTACTGCAACGGAACGGATAGCTATAGCACGGGCCGAACAAACTTTTGCGTGGCTACGCCTACCGATGTAACCACAGGCACTACCGATGGGGCTACTTTTAGCACTCCAGGGTATCCTAATTTGCAAATGTCAAACAGCAGTTTGGAAGCAATGCGTTTGCGTAGACGAACTACGGATGGGTCTATTGTTGCGTTTTATCGGGATACTACCAATGTAGGGGCTATTGCGGTTACTACTACAGCTACCGCTTACTATACATCTTCAGACTACCGGCTAAAAGAAAATATAGCCCCAATGCAAAATGCGTTAGCCAAGATTGACCTATTAAAGCCGGTAACTTACCGTTGGAAAGACGCGCAAATTGAAGGTCAAGGGTTTATAGCGCATGAACTACAAGATGTGTTCCCCGAAGCCGTAAGCGGTAAAAAAGATAACGTAGACAAAGATGGAAATCCCGAATATCAAGCCATTGATACGTCTTTTATTATTGCTACTTTAACCAAAGCGGTTCAAGAATTGTCTACCAAAGTAACCGACTTACAAAGCATTGTGGCGCGGCTAGATAAATAGATCGTATGGCTAACACCAAAATATCGGCCTTAACTTCATCTACCACGCCGCTGGCGGGTACGGAAGTTTTGCCGATTGTTCAGTCAAGCGCCACGGTAAAAGTCGCCGTTTCAGATTTAACCGCAGGGCGTTCTGTCAGTATGTCGGCGGCAACTATTTCATCCGGCAATTTGGCGTTTACTTCAACGGCGCAACGCATTACAGGAGACATGAGCAACGCGACTGTTGCCAATCGCATGGCGTTTCAAACAAGTACAGTAAACGGTAGCACAACCGTTATGCTTATACCCAATGGAACGGGGCCAAATTCTCAACTATTATGGCGTACATCTTCAACGGTAGATAATGATTCTTTTGGGCAAATAGTTATAGTTGGTGGTTCAGACTTTAGGTTTTCATCGGGCATTGCAGGGACAGGCATTTATTTGCCTATGACCTTTTACACGGGCGGAAGTAAAAGATTTCAAATTGATACAAGTGGAAATTCAACCGTAACAAGCGCAGCCGGTCTTGGTTACGGCACAGGCGCTGGTGGTACGGTTACGCAAGGAACAAGCAGAACTACTGGCGTAACGTTAAACAAGCCTACCGGCGCAATCACTATGTTTTCCGCATTGGGGTCTGCGATAGCGGCGACATTTACAGTTACAAATAGCTTGGTTGCGGCGACTGACACCATAATTTTGAATCAGCAGTCGGGGACAAATCTTTATGTTTTGTTGGTTACGGCGATTGCTGCGGGTAGTTTTAACATCACGTTTTACACAACCGGCGGCGTTGCAACTGATGCCCCTGTAATCAATTTTTCGTTAATTAAAGGCGTAACAGCATGATTTATTTAGCAACAATATGCCACGACCTTAAATCTAATACCTTAGAAGCTACATGGCTAGAGGAAACGGAAACGGAATTCAAGCGAGTAAAGTGCCGCAATTACAGCGCAGAACAGAAGGATGATTTCCTTGCTGACTGTGGTGCAGACGGTCAAAAATACGCCGATTTGGCGGGATGGTAAAAATTCCAGCATAATGCTGAAAACACGTACTGGTGCGTTCACCAGGGATTCTATGGAATCGAAAAATGTCAGAAGAAAACCTAGCGGTAGTAGACCCCGCGCCGGAACAGGAAGCAACGGCTGCACCTGAACTTGAAGTTAAAGCGCCGGAAGCAGAAGCACCCAAGACATTCTCGCAAGAGGAACTTGATGCAGCTATTGGAAAACGCCTCGCAAGAGAGCAACGAAAGTGGGAACGGGAACAAGCACAGAGGGTTGTGGAAACGCAGACCTTGAGGGCTCCGGCAGCACAGTCTGTCGATCAGTTTGAAACGCCAGAGGCTTACGCCGATGCGTTAGCCTATCAAAAGGCCGAACAATTGATCGCGCAGCGCGAAGCGGCCAAGCAGCACTCGCAAGTTCTTGAGAGTTATCACGATCTGGAAGAGGAAGCCCGCGCTAAGTATGATGACTTTGAACAAGTCGCATACAACCCCAAGCTGCCAATTACTGATGTGATGGCCGATACGATTCGGTCTTCGGATGTTGGGCCTGAGTTAGCTTACTACCTCGGAACTAACGTCAAAGACGCAGAGCGTATATCTCGCCTAGCCCCGCTTGCACAGGCAAAGGAAATTGGGAAGATTGAGGCCAAATTGGCGTCTGATCCACCAATGAAACGTACGACATCCGCGCCAGCGCCGATTACACCTGTCACTGCCCGATCCACTGGATCACCGGCCTATGACACTACTGATCCCAGGTCTACCAAGACTATGACGGATTCGCAGTGGATTGAAGCCGAACGAGCACGACAGCGTAAGAAGTGGGAAGCGCAAACCCGCTAACTTTTTTAAGGACTTTTTTCATGGCTAATAGTATCCTAACCATTGACATGATTACCCGGAAGGCTCTCGAAATTCTTGAGAACAACCTGGTACTCACCCGTAACGTAAACCGTCAGTACGATGACAGCTTTGCTGTTGAAGGTGCCAAGATCGGTTCTACTCTGCGTATTCGTCTGCCCGACCGCGCTTTGGTCACTGACGGTGCCGCCCTGCAAGTTCAGGACGACAACGAGCAGTTCACCACTTTGTCTGTCGCCTCGCAAAAGCATATTGGCGTGAACTTTACTTCCGCTGAATTGACCATGCAGTTGGACGACTTTGCAGAGCGTGTATTGAAACCGCGTATCAGCCAGTTGGCCTCCAGCATTGACGCTGATGTTGCTAACTGCTTCAAAACTATTGGTAACACTGTCGGCACCCCTGGCACTACGCCAGCTACTTCTTTGGTTCTGTTGCAAGCGCAACAAAAATTAAACGAAGCCGCTGCTGTAATGTCGCCCCGCTATGCAACGGTTAATCCCGCTGCAAACGCCGGTTTAGTTGAAGGCATGAAAGGTTTGTTCAATCCTACCGACACCGTGTCTCGCCAATTCAAAAACGGCATGATGGGCACTGGCGTATTGGGATTTGAAGAAATCAACATGAGCCAATCTATCAAGCAGTTTACTACTGGTTCGCGTGATGCTACGGCTGCTACCACGGTCGGCACTACGGTGACTGCTGAAGGTTCTTCCACTTTGAGCTTGGCTCAAGGATCGGTTAGCACAACCATTAAAGCCGGTGATGTGTTTACCGTTGCAGCTTGTTCTTCTGTAAACCCGCAAACCCGTGAGACCACGGGTTCGCTTTTTCAGTTTGTAGCTTTGGCTGATGCAACCGCTGTGTCTGGCACTTGGACTGTGACTGTGGCCCCCATGT